GCGGACACGTTCATCTTTGGTCATACGCCAGCAGTGAAACCACTCAAGTTTGCCAACCAGATGTATATCGATACCGGCGCAGTGTTCTGCGGAAACATCACATTGATTCAAGTACAGGGAGAAGGCGCGTGGGCATAAGAGAACTAAACCTCACCAAAGAACAGCATGAGTGGCTGAATGGCTGGCTTGAACTGTGGGGCGCATGGGTTTATTCAGGTCGCCTGGAAAAGCGCATGAGCAGCGTAATAGCGAAGTTTATGGAGAGCGTAGAGCCGGGAAGAGTTATTACAAGGCCAATGTGTAATGATGATGATGGAATGTTGATTTCTCAGGTCGTCGATTCCGTCATGTACATTGACAAGAAAGCCTTTGGCATCCTCCTCAGCTACTACGCTCATGGTTCATCTAAGCGAGCAATTGCATCCTACTATCACGCGACTGCAAAGCCACGCAAGATGTGTGGACGTGGTGGCGAGGGATGGAGAAAACCTTCACTGGCAACCTGTAGAAACGAAATTGACGACATCCTGAAAGCGTCGTTATTTGTTTTGTACCAGCCAATGCAAAATGCTTTCAAAATGCGTAAACGTGTTGAGAAAGTTAAGCATGTTGCTGTTAAAAGCCTTGACATGCAATTATCCATTTAGCCATAATTAGAAGGTAAGCTGCCGTTAGTGACTCTTAAGTTGCAACGGTGGCTTTTTTGTTTGCACAACAGGTAAGAGCATTGAGTCGATAATCGTGAAGAGTCGGCGCGCCTGGTTAGCCAGTGCTCTTTCCGTTGTGCTGAATTAAGCGAATACCGGAAGCAGAACCGGATCACCAAATGCGTACAGGCGTCATCGCCGCCCAGCAACAGCACACCATAACTGAGCCGTAGCCACTGGCTATCCTGAATTCATCAGTGATAGTTATGCTGCGGCCTTCTACACATGATTTTCGTGAAAGCGGGTGACAGGAGGTCGCGCTAACAACCTCCTGTCGTTTTGCCCGTGCATATCGGTCACGAACAAATCTGATTACTAAACACAGTAGCCTGGATTTGTTCTATCAGTAATCGACCTTATTCCTAATTAAATAGAGCAAATCCCCTTATTGGGGGTAAGACATGAAGATGCCAGAAAAACATGACCTGTTAGCCGCCATTCTCGCGGCAAAGGAACAAGGCATCGGGGCAATCCTTGCGTTTGCAATGGCGTACCTTCGCGGCAGATATAATGGCGGTGCGTTTACAAAAACAGTAATCGACGCAACGATGTGCGCCATTATCGCCTGGTTCATTCGTGACCTTCTCGACTTCGCCGGACTAAGTAGCAATCTCGCTTATATAACGAGCGTGTTCATCGGCTACATCGGCACTGACTCGATTGGTTCGCTTATCAAACGCTTCGCTGCTAAAAAAGCCGGAGTAGAAGATGGTGGAAATCAATAATCAACGTAAGGCGTTCCTCGATATGCTGGCGTGGTCGGAGGGAACTGATAACGGACGGCAGAAAACCAGAAATCATGGTTATGACGTCATTGTAGGCGGAGAGCTATTCACTGATTACTCCGATCACCCTCGCAAACTTGTCACGCTAAACCCAAAACTCAAATCAACAGCAGCCGGACGTTACCAGCTTCTTTCCCGTTGGTGGGATGCCTACCGTAAGCAGCTTGGCCTGAAAGACTTCTCTCCCAAAAGCCAGGACGCTGTTGCGCTGCAGCAGATTAAGGAACGTGGCGCTTTGCCGATGATTGATCGCGGTGATATCCGTCAGGCTATCGACCGTTGCAGCAATATCTGGGCTTCACTGCCGGGCGCTGGTTATGGTCAGTTCGAGCATAAGGCTGACAGCCTGATTGCAAAATTCAAAGAGGCTGGCGGAGCGGTCAGAGAGATTGAGGTATGAGCAGAGTAACCGCGATTATCTCCGCTCTGGTTATCTGCATCATCGTTTGCCTGTCATGGGCTGTTAATCATTACCGTGATAATGCCATCGCCTACAAAGAACAGCGTGATAAAAAAGTCAGTGAGCTGAAGCAGGCGACCGCCACCATTACTGACATTCAGCAGCGCCAGCGCGATGCTGATGCACTCGATGCTAAATACACGAAGGAGTTAGCTGATGCGAAAGCTGAAAATGATGCTCTTCGGCGCAAGCTTGATAATGGTGGCAGGGTGCTCGTCAAAGGAAAATGCCCTGTGCCATCCTCAGACGAAACCTCCAGCGCCTCCGGCATGGGCAATGATGCCACCGTCGAACTCTCTCCAGTTGCTGGACGAAACGTTCTCGGTGTCCGGGACGGAATTATCCGCGACCAAACAGCACTGAGAACGCTTCAGGAATACATCAGGACGCAATGCCTTCGATGATAGCGATAATTTTACTCATCATCCTTCACATCTGGCTCTGTAGACAGGGTGATGATCACTTCTGGAGTGAATCCAGATTAAACATCTCATTGCTGATGCTTGATATTGAGCATCTGGCGCGCGGTAAGGGGCTGCGTTGAGATAAGAGCCAGTCATTACAAATACCAGGATTTAGCCTCGCATTCGCGGGGCTTTTTTACATCTGAATTTCACAGCGCATCTCACGCGCATATTACATCACCCGAGCCTTTCAGAAAGTTGAGCCTGAGAACTGCCGTATATGGTGGCGACCATCTCGGGGCGGCTTTTCTGTGAGACAGGCTCACTTTCTAAAAGGTAAAGACGCTATGAATCATCAATTGGCTAATCTCGATTTCCGGGACATGGTGGTTGTTTCTGGTGATCGCGTGATCACAACCTCCCGCAAGGTAGCAGCTTACTTCGACAAGCAGCATCACCACATCATTCAGAAAATCGAAAAGCTAGACTGTTCGGATGAATTTCTAACCAGCAACTTTTCGCGGGTTACCTATGAACACAAGGGTAATCAGTATGTTGAATATGAAATTTCCAAAGACGGCGCGATGTACATCATCATGTCGTTTACCGGCAAAAAAGCTGCCGCCATCAAAGAGGCGTTTATCAAAGCATTTAATTGGATGCGTGACAGGCTGATGGAGTTGGCTCACTCATACCAAAGAGAGCACAACGAGTTAATGCTGGAGTTCATGAAGGAAAAGGATGTTGCCAGTATGTCAGGACGCTTGCTGAACCGCTGGGGCAGGATCAAAAAACCGCAACTCATAGCAAGAATCGAAAGGCTTGAGCAGCAGGCGCAAATATCGATCCCCGGACTGCCAAAGTGACCATTCCAAAGCCCATCTACAGGTGGGCTTGATAATGAAACCGTGATTTACATCCCTCACAATCCAGGTATGTAAAAGCTGGATCATGCGAGAACGGATTTAACTAAATCTGTGCGCCACCAGTTAACGGCAGTACCACGAAACAACCCAAGCCAGTAAGTGGGGAAATAACACTGGCAGCCACTGAAAGATGAACCTCCTGCCTTATGGCAAAAAAGATTCTTTGTGGTGGCGGACTGATGGAAAGACATCGGTTATTGCAGAGGCCATTCAATGAGTGGTCTCGACAATGGCTTATACCCTACACGGGATAACTTAACTGATATCCCTTTTAACGGATAAACGGAGCCAACAATGGCAGAGATTATTCCCATGACTGAAGAACAGAAATTCCAGTTAGAGATTTACAAACTGGTCATGAACCAGAACGCAGCCGCAGAAGAAGCATTTCAGTTCATTGGCACTGACGAGCTGAAGCTTGAGCTATTCAAAATTCACTTCCAGTCAGGCGGCGCTAATTCGGATATCACGACCCGCACTATCGAAGCGGTGCGTAAATCGAAGGAAGCGTTAGACCTGTTCACCACCGGAGCATAAACATGGCGCGCCCAACAAAGTATCAAGAGGCGTATGCCGAACAGGCACGCAAACTGTGCTTGCTGGGCTACACCGATGCAGAACTTGCTGATTTCTTTGAAGTCAGTGAGTCAACTATTAACAAGTGGAAGATTGATTACCCTAAGTTTTCGGAGTCCATAAAAAAGGGGAAGGCCGTCGCTGATGCAGAAGTTAGTGATCGTCTTTATCAACGCGCTATGGGCTTCGTGGCTCCAGACATCGATATTCGTGTTATTGAAAACAGAATTGTCGAAACTCCGCTTGAGAAGTATTACCCGCCTGATACAACAGCTGCCATCTTCTGGCTTAAGAATCGACAGAAGGATAAATGGCGCGACAAGGTTGATCACGAGCTAACAGGCAAAGACGGCGGCGCAATCCAGATTGAAACATCACCGATGAGTACTCTATTCGGAAAATGACCTCGATTAATCCTATCTTTGAACCGTTCATTGAGGCGCATCGCTACAAAGTCGCCAAAGGCGGTCGAGGTAGCGGTAAATCATGGGCAATTGCGAGGCTGCTTGTTGAGGCGGCACGTCGGCAGCCTGTGCGTATTCTCTGCGCTCGTGAACTGCAAAACAGTATCAGCGATTCGGTAATCCGGTTGCTTGAAGATACCATCGAGCGTGAAGGGTATTCGGCTGAGTTTGAAATTCAGCGTTCAATGATTCGTCATCTCGGAACGAATGCTGAATTCATGTTCTATGGCATCAAAAACAACCCGACGAAGATTAAATCGCTCGAAGGCATTGATATCTGCTGGGTGGAAGAAGCGGAAGCGGTAACGAAGGAATCATGGGATATCCTGATACCAACCATCCGCAAGCCGTTTTCCGAAATATGGGTGAGCTTTAACCCGAAGAACATCCTCGACGATACCTATCAGCGATTCGTCGTAAATCCTCCCGATGATATTTGCCTGCTGACGGTGAACTACACCGACAACCCGCATTTTCCTGAAGTTCTCCGTCTGGAGATGGAAGAGTGTAAACGCAGAAACCCGACACTGTATCGTCACATCTGGCTTGGTGAGCCAGTAAGCGCAAGTGATATGGCAATCATCAAACGTGAATGGCTTGAAGCCGCAACCGATGCGCACAAGAAACTCGGATGGAAAGCGAAAGGCGCTGTTGTCTCTGCGCATGACCCATCAGATACAGGGCCAGATGCTAAAGGTTATGCATCGCGTCACGGTTCGGTTGTTAAGCGCATTGCCGAAGGCCTGCTGATGGACATCAACGAGGGTGCTGACTGGGCTACTTCGCTGGCGATTGAAGACGGCGCTGACCATTACCTGTGGGATGGTGATGGTGTTGGTGCCGGGCTACGCAGACAGACAACGGAAGCGTTCTCCGGCAAGAAAATCACCGCCACGATGTTCAAGGGCAGCGAATCGCCATTCGATGAAGATGCGCCATATCAGGCCGGAGCATGGGCTGATGAAGTCGTACAGGGCGACAATGTTCGCACTATTGGCGATGTATTCCGCAATAAGCGAGCGCAATTCTATTACGCGCTGGCTGACAGGCTGTATCTGACATATCGGGCGGTTGTTCACGGTGAGTATGCAGACCCCGACGACATGCTGAGTTTCGATAAAGAAGCGATAGGCGAGAATATGCTGGAGAAGCTGTTTGCAGAACTGACGCAGATTCAGCGCAAATTCAATAACAACGGGAAGCTGGAGCTAATGACTAAGGTCGAAATGAAGCAGAAGCTCGGTATTCCATCTCCCAACCTGGCTGATGCTCTGATGATGTGTATGCATTGCCCGGCATTGGTCCGCGAAGAAACAGAAATATACGTTCCCTCATCCTCCGGTTGGTAAACATGGCAGAGACATTAGAGAAAAAACATGAGCGGATCATGCTCAGGTTTGACCGCGCCTATTCTCCACAGCAGGAAGTGCGCGAAAAGTGCATTGAAGCTACGAGGTTTGCTCGTGTCCCCGGAGGTCAATGGGAAGGAGCAACGGCGGCTGGAACTAAGCTTGATGAGCAGTTCGAGAAGTATCCTAAGTTTGAAATCAATAAGGTTGCAACTGAACTTAACCGCATCATTGCAGAATACCGCAATAACAGAATCACCGTTAAGTTTCGTCCTGGTGACAGAGAGGCAAGCGAAGAGTTAGCCAATAAATTAAATGGTCTGTTCCGTGCTGACTACGAAGAAACTGATGGCGGTGAGGCTTGCGATAATGCATTTGACGACGCTGCTACTGGTGGTTTCGGTTGCTTCCGTTTGACGTCGATGCTGGTCAATGAATACGACCCCATGGACGATCGTCAGCGTATTGCTATTGAACCAATATACGACCCGTCGCGCTCTGTGTGGTTTGACCCTGACGCTAAGAAGTACGACAAATCTGACGCGTTGTGGGCGTTCTGTATGTATTCGTTGTCACCTGAAAAATATGAGGCTGAATACGGAAAGAAACCTCCTGCTTCTCTGGACGTAACGTCTATGACCAGTTGGGAATATGACTGGTTTGATGCAGATGTTATTTACATAGCGAAGTATTACGAAGTTCGTAAAGAGTCTGTTGATGTTATCAGTTATCGACATCCAATCACTGGAGAGATTGCAACATACGACAGTGATCAGGTCGAAGATATTGAAGATGAACTGGCAATAGCTGGATTTCAGGAAGTTGCAAGGCGCTCAGTGAAGCGCCGTCGTGTGTATGTATCAGTAGTGGATGGTGATGGTTTCCTTGAGAAACCTCGACGTATTCCTGGTGAGCATATCCCCCTCATCCCGGTTTATGGAAAACGCTGGTTCATTGATGACATTGAGCGTGTCGAAGGGCACATTGCAAAAGCAATGGATCCACAGCGTTTGTACAACCTTCAGGTTTCAATGCTGGCTGATACTGCAGCACAAGACCCCGGTCAGATCCCTATAGTTGGCATGGAGCAAATTCGTGGACTTGAGAAGCACTGGGAGGCTCGCAACAAGAAACGCCCAGCGTTCTTGCCGTTGCGCGAAGTGAGAGATAAATCTGGCAACATTATCGCTGGAGCTACCCCGGCAGGATATACACAGCCTGCGGTTATGAATCAGGCATTGGCTGCATTACTACAGCAAACCAGTGCTGATATTCAGGAGGTTACAGGCGGCAGTCAGGCCATGCAGCAGATGCCAAGTAATATTGCTCAGGAAACGGTTAACAACTTGATGAACAGAGCAGATATGGCTTCGTTTATCTATCTGGACAATATGGCGAAAAGTCTTAAACGCGCTGGTGAAGTATGGCTGTCAATGGCGCGTGAAGTGTACGGTTCAGAACGTGAAGTGCGCATCGTTAACGAAGATGGAAGTGATGATATCGCTGTCCTGAGCGCACAGGTTGTTGACAGGCAAACAGGGGCTGTTGTTGCGTTAAATGACCTTTCTGTCGGGCGATACGATGTGACGGTTGATGTTGGACCAAGCTACACAGCACGACGTGATGCAACGGTTTCTGTACTGACAAATGTCCTTAGCTCTATGCTTCCAACAGACCCAATGCGCCCGGCAATTCAGGGTATTATTCTGGACAATATCGATGGCGAAGGCCTTGATGACTTCAAAGAGTACAACCGAAACCAACTGCTGATATCTGGTATTGCAAAACCACGCAATGAGAAAGAGCAGCAGATTGTTCAACAGGCGCAAATGGCAGCACAAAGCCAGCCAAATCCTGAAATGGTTCTCGCTCAGGCGCAAATGGTAGCAGCGCAGGCAGAAGCGCAAAAAGCAACTAACGAAACTGCTCAAACTCAAATCAAAGCATTTACTGCCCAGCAGGATGCGATGGAGAGTCAGGCAAACACTGTCTATAAACTGGCTCAAGCCAGAAACATCGATGACAAAGCAGTGATGGAGGCAATACGCCTTCTGAAAGATGTCGCCGAGTCACAACAACAGCAATTCCAGTCACCACCACAGTCACCGGCAGACTTAATGCCGAGTTAACCAGGAGTAATCAATGGAAAACGAACTGATCATCGACGGTCAGGTTATTGACCTGTCTGAAACACAGGAAAATGCAGAAGAAACCATCATCCAAACAGAGTCACAGCCTGAGAATGAAAGCCAGGATGACAACGGAAAAGAGATGGAAACTGATCCTGAAAAAATCGAAGAGACACCAGAAGATTACGCCTTGCGTATTGGTGATGAAGAAATTCAGCTTAACGCTGACGATGATGATCACATTGACGGGCAACCTGCACCGCAATGGGTGAAAGATCTTCGCAAAGGCTTCAAAGAAACACAGAAAGAAAACCGTGAGTTGCGCCGCCAGCTTGAGGAAGCATTAGCCAAGCCTGCGGAACATCAGCAACCACAACCAGACGCTATTCCACCAAAACCGACTCTTGAGTCGTGTGATTATGACGAACAGGCGTTTGAACAGGCATTGACTGATTGGCATGAGAAAAAAGGCCGTGTCGAACAGCAGCAGCAACAAAAACTACGTCAGCAACAGGAATACCAACAGCGTTTCCAGCAAAGGGTAGAAGCGCATAAACAACGGGCAGCCAAACTTCCTGTGAAAGATTATCAGGAAATGGAGGCCATTGTTCTTAGTGAGCTACCACCAATTCAGCAGGAAATCATCATTCACTGTGCAGACGAAGGCTCTGAACTACTCGCCTATGGCTTAGGTAAGAGCCAGCAATTACGCCAGCGTGTAGCCGCTGAGACAGATCCAATTCGCGCAGCATTCCTCTTGGGGCAGATTAGCAAACAGGTAAGCCTTGCTCCAAAACCAAAGAAAGCCATCAAGCCAGAGCCGGAAGTACGTGGTGGCGGTGCTGATGCGAAACAAGACGAATTCAACAAATTATGCCCCGGCGCAAAAATCGAATAAGGAAAAGATAAATGCCTAACAATCTCGACAGTAACGTCAGTCAAATCGTTCTGAAAAAATTCCTTCCGGGTTTTATGTCAGATTTAGTTCTGGCGAAAACCGTAGACCGTCAGTTGCTGGCAGGTGAAATCAACTCCAGCACTGGCGATAGCGTTAGCTTTAAACGTCCGCATCAATTCTCATCCCTCCGTACTCCCACTGGTGATATTTCAGGGCAAAATAAAAACAACCTGATCTCAGGTAAAGCTACGGGGCGTGTAGGTAACTACATCACTGTTGCTGTTGAATATCAGCAACTGGAGGAAGCGATCAAGCTTAACCAACTGGAGGAAATTCTCGCGCCGGTTCGCCAGCGAATCGTTACCGACCTTGAAACAGAGCTTGCTCACTTCATGATGAATAACGGTGCGTTGTCACTTGGTAGCCCCAATACTCCAATCACCAAATGGTCTGATGTTGCGCAGACGGCATCTTTCCTGAAAGACCTCGGCGTTAATGAAGGTGAAAACTATGCTGTAATGGATCCATGGTCTGCACAGCGACTTGCTGATGCGCAGACTGGTTTGCACGCTTCAGATCAATTGGTTCGTACTGCATGGGAGAATGCGCAGATCCCAACCAATTTTGGCGGCATTCGCGCACTGATGTCTAATGGGCTTGCCTCTCGTACGCAGGGGGCATTTGGCGGAACACTGACAGTCAAAACACAGCCAACTGTTACCTATAACGCAGTTAAAGACTCATACCAGTTCACTGTAACATTGACCGGAGCGACAGCCAGCGTTACAGGTTTTCTGAAAGCTGGTGATCAGGTTAAATTCACCAATACCTACTGGCTGCAACAGCAGACCAAACAGGCGTTGTATAACGGAGCCACACCAATTAGCTTCACTGCAACGGTTACTGCTGATGCTAATTCAGACAGCAGTGGCGATGTGACGGTTACGCTTTCTGGAGTTCCGATTTATGACACTACAAACCCGCAGTACAACTCTGTAAGTCGTCAGGTAGCGGCAGGCGATGCCGTATCTGTGGTAGGCACTGCTAGCCAGACAATGAAGCCCAACCTGTTCTATAACAAGTTCTTCTGTGGCCTTGGCTCTATCCCACTACCGAAACTGCACAGTATTGATTCTGCTGTTGCAACATATGAAGGTTTCTCCATCCGCGTACATAAATACGCAGATGGCGATGCCAACGTGCAAAAAATGCGCTTCGACTTACTGCCTGCATATGTGTGCTTTAACCCTCACATGGGCGGTCAGTTCTTCGGTAATCCGTAATAACAAGGGGCTTCCGCCCCTTTTGTTTTAAGGAAACAATATGGATCGAATGAGTGTATTCCTTGCCGCAGATAACGAATCCGGGCATGTGCAGGCCGTTATCGCAGAAAAAGACTTCCAGTTTTTCGAAAAGTTGGGCTTTGTTGCCTCAGTTGATGAATTGAAACCGACCAGTAAGCGAGGTCGTAAGGCGGCAGACAATGGCAACAGTACTGACAAAGGGTGAGATCGTCCTTTTTGCGCTTCGTAAGTTTGCTATTGCTTCTAATGCATCGCTGACTGATGTTGAGCCGCAATCAATTGAAGATGGTGTAAATGATCTGGAAGATATGATGTCCGAGTGGATGATTAACCCCGGCGACATTGGTTACTCTTTCGCAACTGGAGATGAGCAGCCATTACCAGATGATGAGTCTGGTCTTCCAAGAAAATACAAACACGCAGTAGGCTATCAGTTATTGCTGAGAATGCTATCTGATTACAGCCTTGAACCAACTCCGCAAGTTCTCAGTAACGCCCAACGCTCATTTGATGCCTTGATGACCGACACTCTGGTTGTTCCTTCAATGCGACGACGTGGAGATTTTCCTGTAGGACAGGGTAATAAATATGACGTGTTTACATCTGACCGATATTATCCAGGCGATCTCCCTATGATTGATGGCGATATCCCAAACGCATAGGTGAATAAATGCCGATTCAGCAACTTCCGCTTATGAAAGGTGTCGGCAAAGACTTTCGAAACGCCGACTATATCGACTATCTGCCAGTGAATATGCTGGCTACACCCAAAGAAATCCTGAACAGCAGCGGATATCTTCGCTCATTCCCGGGCATTGCCAAACGTTCTGATGTGAACGGCGTATCGCGAGGCGTCGAGTACAACATGGCGCAGAATGCTGTTTATCGCGTGTGTGGTGGCAAACTGTATAAGGGCGAAAGTGAGGTCGGTGATGTTGCCGGAAGTGGTCGCGTATCAATGGCGCATGGTCGAACATCACAGGCGGTAGGCGTTAACGGGCAACTGGTCGAATACCGCTATGATGGCACGGTTAAAACCGTCTCAAACTGGCCTACAGACAGCGGATTCACACAGTACGAGTTAGGTTCAGTTCGCGACATTACGCGCTTACGTGGGCGTTATGCGTGGTCAAAAGACGGAACTGATTCATGGTTTATCACTGACCTTGAAGACGAATCGCATCCTGACCGCTACAGCGCACAATATCGCGCAGAATCGCAGCCGGACGGCATCATCGGCATCGGGACATGGCGAGACTTCATCGTCTGCTTTGGTTCATCGACGATTGAATATTTCTCCCTGACTGGTGCAACCACCGTTGGTGCCGCTTTGTATGTTGCACAACCATCGCTGATGGCGCAGAAAGGCATTGCCGGGACTTACTGCAAAACGCCGTTTGCTGATTCTTATGCATTCATCAGCAATCCGGCAACAGGTGCGCCGTCTGTATACATCATCGGCTCCGGTCAGGTGTCACCAATCGCCAGCGCGAGCATTGAGAAAATCCTCCGCTCCTACACTGCTGATGAACTGGCTGATGGTGTGATGGAATCGCTGAGATTTGATGCTCATGAGTTGCTGATTATCCACCTTCCGCGCCATGTTCTCGTGTACGACGCATCTTCAAGCGCCAATGGTCCGCAATGGTGTGTGCTGAAAACAGGACTGTATGATGATGTGTACCGCGCTATCGACTTCATTTACGAAGGCAATCAGATAACGTGCGGCGATAAGCTGGAATCGGTTACCGGCAAATTGCAGTTCGATATCAGCAGCCAGTACGACAAGCAGCAGGAACACCTGCTGTTTACTCCGTTGTTCAAAGCGGATAACGCCAGAGTTTTCGACCTTGAAGTTGAATCTTCAACTGGCGTTGCGCAGTATGCTGACCGCCTTTTTCTCTCTGCAACCACTGACGGCATCAATTACGGGCGTGAGCAGATGATTGAGCAGAATGAACCGTTCGTTTACGACAAACGCGTTTTGTGGAAGCGCGTCGGGCGAATAAGGAAAAATGTCGGCTTCAAATTGCGCGTTATCACTAAGTCACCTGTCACTCTGTCTGGCTGCCAGATAAGGATTGAGTAATGGCGGATTCATCACTGAATAATCCTGTCGCGGTTCAGGCTACGCGCCTTGATGCTTCAATTTTGCCACGCAATATATTCAGCCAGTCTTACCTGCTGTATGTCATAAATCAGGGTGCTGATGTTGGCGCAATTGCCGGGAAGGCAAATCAGGCTGGTCAGGGCGCCTATGATGCCCAGGTAAAAAACGATGAGCAGGATGTCGAACTGGCTGACCACGATGCAAGAATCTCCGCAAACACAAAAGCGATAAATCTCCTTGAGGTCAGGTTAACAACTGCCGAAGGGAAGATAGTCGTACTGCGTAGCGATGTTGATTACTTGCTGGATGAGGTTATCGATATTCAGGCGCATCTGGTCACTGTTGACCAAAGACTGGATGACGTAGAAAACGATGTCTCTGGCATTAAGAGTGATTACGTATCGAAAACCGTAACAGAATCGCAGTCTCTTGCGTCACCACTGGATGTAAAAACATCACTTTCAGTTGATGGAATTCAGGTTGTTGGAGCAAGAAATACCGGATGGACTGCAGCCACAGGTACACCTCTTCTTGGCTCATTCAACGCTAACCAGTCATACACAGTCGGCGCTACGTACACACAATCCGAAGTCGCAGCTCTCGCTACAGGTTTGCAGCAGGCGCGGCAGCGTATTCTGGCGCTTGAAACGGCACTTAGATTACATGGGCTGATTGACTGATGATTACATTCAAACCAACGCGAAACATCGACCTGATCGAAGCAGTCGGAAATCACCCTGACATTATTGCCGGGAGCAACAACGGTGATGGATACGACTACAAACATGATTGCCGTTACTTTGAGGTTAACGTGCACGGGCAGTTTGGCGGCATTGTTTACTATCAGGAGATTCAGCCGCTGACATTCGATTGCCACGCCATGTACCTGCCAGAGATTCGCGGCTTCAGCAAGGAAATCGGGCTGGCGTTCTGGCGATACATTCTGACTAACACCACCGTTCAGTGCGTCACATCGTTCGCTGCGCGCAAATTCCGCCACGGTCAGATGTACTGCGCAATGATTGGCCTTAATCGTGTAGGAACCATCAAGAAATACTTCAAAGGCGTGGATGACGTGACGTTTTACAGCGCGACACGCGAAGAACTAATCGACTTCCTGAATCACGGGAGATAGCCATGTTATATGCATTTAAGCTGGGCAGAAAACTGCGCGGCGAGGAACCTTGGTGCCATGAAAAAGGCGGGAAAGGTGGTAGCTCTGATAAAAGCGCAAAGTATGCAGCAGAAGCCCAGAAGTATGCCGCAGACCTGCAAAATCAGCAGTTCAACACCATCATGAATAACCTGAAGCCGTTTACTCCTCTGGCTGAGAAGTATGTCGGCAGCCTCGAGAACTTATCGTCTCTGGAGGGGCAAGGTCAGGCACTTAACCAGTATTACAACTCTCAGCAGTATAAAGACCTTGCAGGTCAGGCTCGCTATCAGAGTCTGGCGGCAGCGGAAGCAACAGGTGGATTGGGTTCCACCGCAACCAGTAATCAGTTAGCAACAATCGCACCAACGCTTGGTCAGCAATGGCTATCTGGTCAGATGAACAACTACCAGAATCTGGCAAATATCGGTCTTGGCGCTCTTCAGGGACAGGCAAACGCCGGGCAGACATATGCCAACAACATGAGTCAGATTTCGCAGCAAAGTGCGGCTCTTGCAGCGGCAAATGCCAACAGACCGTCAGCATTGCAGCAGGGGGTTAGTGGTGCTGCATCCGGTGCGCTTTTGGGTGGTGGCATAGCCAGTGCTCTCGAGCTATCAACTCCGTGGGGTGCTGGTATTGGTGCTGGTCTTGGTCTGCTTGGTTCACTGTTTTAAGGGGTAATCAATGGCTACGTGGCAACAGGGTATTAATTCTGGTGGTTTTCTGGCTGGCATTGGTGCGCAAAACGAGAATGCGCCAAAGGCAAGCGACATTAATGCAACGCTTGGTCTGATCCGCGAAAACAATGAATTGGCTCGATCAGGTGCAAATAACGTTGCTCTGACAGGTCTTCGTGGTCTGGCTGGAGTTGCTGATATTTATAAGCAGGAACAGCAACAGAAAGCGATTAATGCGTTCAATAAGGTTCATGCTGATGCATGGGCTTCTGGTGATCCATCGGGACTATTTAAGTTTGCCCAGGAAAATCCAGCGTTTGTTGCGCAGGCACAACAGGCGTTTTCCGGTCTTAATGAGCAGCAACGCAACGATATGGGCGATTTAGCCATGAGGGCTAACGTCGCTCTTTCTCAGGGACCGGAAGCCTACAGTAAATTCATTACTGACAACAAGGACAGGTTAAATCGCGTTGGTGCTAATGCTGACTGGATGATTCAGACAGGTATCCAGAATCCCGAGCAGCTATCACACATGCTGACTACTATGTCTCTCGGTGCACTTGGGCCAGAAAAGGCGTTTGCTGTTCAGGACAAGATAGCTGGTCGTGAGATTGACCGAGGCAGGCTGGCAGAGACAATCCGCAGCAATCAGGCCAGCGAAGCACTTCAGGCGAGAGGGCAGGATATTAGCCGAGCAAATGCGTTAACGTCAGCATATGCACCAACAGCCGCAATGCAGAATTACAATCAGTACGCGCAAATGTTAAAGGCGGATCCAGATGGTGCAGCGGCATTTGCGGCAGCGGCGGGAATTAATCCCAATGCTAAGAAATTACTTAAGGTTGAAACCAATCCTGATGGCTCGGTAACTAAGTATTACACCGATGGCAGCGAGGAAGCAGGAAAACTAAACCAACCTATATCTGGTGATGGCATTAAACCAATTAGTTTGCCACAAGCGCAAAGCATCATAGATAAGGCTAATGAGGGTTCCAAGAAGGCGGCAGGATTTGCTTTGCGATTAAAAGATTCAATGGACTCAATGAATCAACTTAGTAAAAGCATTGACCCTAAGCGAGTTGCATTAATAAATCGCTCTCTTGGTGATGGGACTATTGCAAATTTAAGCCTATCACCAGCGGAGCAGCAATATATGGTAAATGCGAGAGACGCCTTGTATGCAATTTTGCGCCCAGAAACAGGTGCAGCAATTACTCTGCCAGAGATGCAGGAGTATTCCAAAATGTACCTGCCTCAGCCCGGTGATTCCAAGGCTGCTACTGAAACAAAAATGCGAAAAATGCAGGGCCAATATAACTCATTACGTGGTCAGTCTGGTCGCGTTTATGATGCTTTGGTGGTTTCAAGTGCTGCAAATAGTCAACAACAGAGCAATAGCCAACAACCGACAAATACCCAACAGCAGCAGAGTCAATCCGGATCATATACCTCAAAATCAGGCATTCAATTTACGGTGGAATGATGAAAGTAACTGCAAACGGTAAGACATTTACCTTCCCTGATGGTACGAGCACGGAAGATATTGGCACCGCCATTGATGAGTATTTTGCTGGTCAGGCTGTTCAGCAACAAACAGTTAATCAGGCCAATAATGAACCAGCACGTGAAGAACCATCATTGATGCAACAAGCTGGCGATTGGCTCACAGGTGGTCAAAGTGCAGGGCAAATTGCAGAGCAGGCTGGTCGTGGTCTGGTAAACATACCATTTGACGTATTGCAGGGTGGCGCAAGTCTGATTAATGCAATCAGCCAGGGGCTTGGTGGCCCCAAGGTTTTGGATGATGTTTATCGCCCAGTAGACAGACCGACAGACCCCTACGCTCAAGCTGGAGAGTCAATAGGCGGTTATCTTGTTCCTGGAGCAGGAGTAGCTGGAAACATGGTCATTGGTTCTCTCGCTGACGCGGCGAATCAACGGGGTGATTTTGCCGAAAATGCCGCTATTAATGCCGGACTTAACATTGCTACGCATGGCCTGATAAATGGCGTTACCCGTGGTGTTCGTGGTGCATCAAATATAATTAGTGGCAATAAAACATCTGCACAGAGAGCGACCACTGCGCCAACAGAAACATCACCATTCTCCGGTACTGCGCCAACAGAAACATCACCATTCTCCGGTGATGCCGCTGCAGCAACAAATCCTGCGGTTCATGCCGCAGAGGCAAGAGCAGCACAAGGTGTACCAATGACGCCTGCGACGAGGGACCCAGAGGAGGTCGTCCGCACAGTAGCAGCACAAAAAAGGCCAAATCTCGCTTCATCGCTTGATGAACTAGATATCAATCCTCAGGCTGAAGTTCTGGAGTCTGCTGAAAGGCTTAATGTTGATTCATTACTCCCTTCACACTTTTCCGGGAACGAGCAATACAAGGCAGTTGAGCAAGCAATCAAGTCCCGTGCGGGTTCTGCTCTACGGGTGCAGGAAAATGAAGCAATCAGGCAACTAGCACAGGGCGCGGGGGAGATAATTGATCGCGTTTCCGGTGCAAAAGATGCTCTTGGTATGAGCGACAAGTTTATTGATACGATCAATGGAAGAATGTCTGCGCTGATGAAACGAAGCGACCAGCTTTATCGCAATGTTGAAAAGGCGATGCCTGCAGGTGCAAAAATTGATGCGCCATCAACAAGGTCAATGCTCAAACAGGTGGCAGAAGATCTTGGCGGGATGAAAAACCTTGACCCTATTGAAAAGAGAGTCTTTCGGGCAGTTAATCCAGGCAAGAACGGCGCATTAACTTATGCAAATCTCAATAAGCAACGACGACTTGTTGGTGATGCACTTCATAAGAATTCTGGACCATATAAAGATGCTGATCGCGCTGCTTTATCGAGGCTTTACGGTTCGCTCGCCGATGATCAAAAGGCGGCGCTGTCAGAGACAAATGCATTACGTGATTTTGAAGTTGCTCAGAGGCTTGTTCAGATGCGAAAAAGCATGGAAGAGCAAATGATTAATCTAACTGGCAGAACGCTGAACGGTGATGTTTCTCGCAAAGCAACTACAGCACTACAGGCAATGTCGAAAGGCGATGCCAAAGGATTTCGTGAATTGATGCAAAACACGCCGTCCAGGAAGCTAAGAACCGAGCTACTGGGAACAGGTCTTCGTGATATGCTTTCGAACGGAAAACGTGGCGCTGATTTTAATCCTGCAGGGTTTGCTGACTGGTATCAAAACATGTTAGCAAACGGGCAGATGCGCAATCTTGCCCGACATTTACCAAAAGAGACTATGTCAGGTCTGAACGATGTATATAAGGTCGCAAAGGCTATCAAAGATGCAAAATCTTACGAGATAACTACAGGAAGACTAAACGAGTTCGTCAAACGGTTTAATCGCGTCACTGCGGCAAATGAATTTGTTGCTAACCATGCCCAACGCATTGGCACTGCGGTTGGTTCAACTGTGTCAGGACCGTTCAGTGCAGTAGGTGCTGTTGCTGGGTCAGAAATTGGGGCAAAAGTCGCCAGCAAAATCAGGGCGATGGGCGGCGCTGCATCAATGGAATCTGCAGAAAAGCTAATTAGCTCACCAGAATTCCAGAAAGCAGCAAGGCTGGCAGTAAAACAAGCACCAGAAAGCATCGTTGATACAACTGTAAGACGCTCTTCTGCTTGGCGCTCGTTTTACAACTCACTTCCAGAATCAGATAAGAAAACCATATCAAGGCTAGGCATCATGTACTGGATGAACAGTGATGATAACCAGAAGTAACGGAAAACCACGGATGGTTAGTTGCTGTCTTTTTTATATAGCTCCTTGAGCGTATCAAAAACCATTTTCTTAACCATATCAGATTGTTGTTCTGCCATACGCGATGCTATTGGTAGCGATGAATTCAATCGCTTGTCGAGAGCTGGTATTGTCGCCTCGTTAAGCGGTATGAATGAATATGAATAGCTTTATCTAATGTTGCTGCTACTGTTGCATGTGACGGTATTTCCAAATCCTGAATTGCAGTTTGTATATGTGTCAACGCGTGTTGGGTAAGGTTGAGTTATAACAGGCTGGCGCGCTTTTTGCTCGATCGCTTGCATTGTGTTTACAGCCTGATAATTCAATAAAGCCTGCTGGAATGCTTGGCTTTGTGCTATTTGTTGGGCTTGTTCTTGGCTTTGTAATTGAACATAAAGATTCTGAAGCTCAAGTCTTGCCTGTGCGTCACTTATCTTGCCTTCATCGACACCTTGCCCGAGCATCTTCGCAGCAAGGACATACAGCTTAGGTGTTGGTGCTGATGCCATGCGTGAGTCGTTCTTCACGCTGGCATCAAGGCAATTAGCCATATCACTAAGCTTTGGATAGCGTTGTTCGCAACTTGCTTGGTAGTCACTTACTTTTGCGCATCCAGCCAGCAGAAGCGGGATAATTAATAGTGATTTTTTCATAAAGTTATTTATAAAATCCTTTCTATTATTTATCAGAAGTTAGATTGTAATAATTGGTATAAGCTGAAATTGACTTCTGGCATGTTTCAAGAAACTCCTGTGGATTCATTCCTAGTCTTGCTTGCTCTGTGGTCAGAAAACGCTGTAAGAACTCATCTCCGCCAGGCATTTTTGTTGATTCTTGAAATGTTGCCATTTGTTTGATTGTGCCGCACATGCCAGCAAATTTCGAAGTTATCATGAGTTCTTGCAGGCCTTTAAGATCGCCATTATCTGATTTTTGTTTGGCGCAAACTATTGTAGAGAAGAACAATATTAACAAAATAGCGATACGTTTCATTTTTCACTGTTGCCATGCATACATTTTAACTTCTCAACCTCATGCTCAAGCTCTATCAACCGCGATGCTATAGTTGCAAGATCTAGTGCTTGAATATGTTTATTTTTTTCAGTCCATGCCTCAAGTGCTGCTACCATCTCAGCATTTAATGAACGAGAATTAGCCTCAGCCAGCTCAATAAGACGTTCCTTTATCTCTACAGGAAGCCTCAGATTCACTTGAGGGTTTTTGTACTTACGATCAGACATCGGCGCATCCTGAATAATTTTTTACCACAGGATATGTAGGTATCTATTGACTATCAATGCGTACCTAAATACTATGTATGCGTACCACATACAACGGAGGATGCAATGAAGGTAAAAACACTGCGTATGCCAGAGAAGTTAGAAAAAATCCTTGAAGAGAAAGCAAAGGAAGAGTGTCGCTCATTTAGCGCAGAAGTAATTAAACGGGTGTTGGACAGCCTGAAAAGAGAGGGGATAACAGTATGAGTAAAGAATGTTGTTTCTGCGGCATTAGCGAATCAGACGCTGATCAAACATACATTTACTCTAAAGAAACAGGTCGGATGCTGTGTAGTGACTGCGTGTTGGACATCATAAGATACAAGCATCTTGGATGTTCTGCCAGCATTAGCAATATAGGTGAAGTATACGAAGGGAAAGATATAACTGATAGAGCAGAAAGTTGAAGCCCCAACTGCGGGAACAGTCAGGGCTTCGGTTGTCAGTAAATCCGTGGAGAAAAACCAACATGAATAGTATAGCAATTTTAGAAGCAGTGAACACCTCTTACGTACCATTCAACGGTCAGCAAATTATCACCGCCATGGCTGCCGGAGTTGCATATGTTGCGATGAAGCCAATCGTTGAAAACCTTGGAATGAGCTGGTCAACGCAGCAAACAAAACTCATGAAGCAGATTAGCAAATTCAACTGTGTTCATATGAACATGGTTGCCGCTGATGGGAAGCTTCGTAAGCTACTCTGCCTTCCTTTGAAGAAGTTAAATGGATGGCTGTTCAGCATCAACCCTGAGAAAGTTCGTGCTGACATCCGTGATAAACTGATTCAGTACCAGGATGAATGCTTTAGCGTGCTGCATGACTACTGGACTAAAGGCCATGTAGTTAACCCACGCAAAGCTAAAAAGGCGTTGCCGGGTAAAATCACCACTGAACAGCAGGAAGCCATTAAACAACTCGTCATGAGTCGCGGTCAGTCTCTACCAAAAGAAAAACAGGCTAAGGCGATGATCACCATGTGGTCGTCACTAAAATCCCATTTTGGATGTTCGTACAAAGAAATCAGTGAGGAGCAGTTTGCCGAAGCACTGTCACTTGCAGCTCGAGTTCCACTTGAAGGCGAGTTCATCGGCAAACAAGAGAAGAAAACCGACGAGCTTTCTGCAAAATAAGCAAACAGCCTTGTATGGTTATGGGATTATGCCAATCGTTCACAGGCATTATTCCGCGAACTGTATCCGGCATTAAAACAAATTCAATCGAACTATTCCGGCAGATGCTACGACTATGGTCATGAATTCTCGTATGTTATCGGAATGGCGAGAGACGTTTTAATAAACCACACACGAGATGTTGATATTAATGAGCCAGACGGACCGACGAATCTTTCCGCATGGATGAGACTTAAGAATAAAGAATTACCTCCTTCAGTACATAACTACTGACAGATAACCAACGCAACGACCCAGCTTCGGCTGGGTTTTTTTATGCCCAAAATTCACCGTAGCCATGCTGCGGCGATTCCTTGTATCTGGAGCAAATTAAAATGACAGATTCAATAAATGCCAATGTTGTAGTGAGCATGCCTTCGCAACTCTTCACTATGGCTCGTTCTTTTAAAGCCGTAGCCAATGGAAAAATTTATATCGGTAAAATTGACACTGACCCGGTAAATCCTGAAAACCAGATTCAGGTTTATGTAGAGAATGAAGACGGCTCTCACGTTCCTGTTTCGCAACCAATCATCATTAACGCTGCTGGATATCCGGTATATAACGGACAGATTGCCAAGTTCGTAACTGTGCAAGGCCATTCTATGGCTGTTTATGATGCTCAAGGAGTACGGCAGCACTATTTTTCTGACGTGCTTAAATATAATCCAAACACCCTGAGAAATGAGCTGGCTCAGGACGATGGAATGAAGCTGATCGGGCAGAAGGTAAACTACGGAAGACCAACTGGATCATCACTGACTCAGGGGGTGATGTGGTTATTTGATAAGGGAAAAGGATCTCTTAGAGTTGGTGGCTCTGATCTTGAGCCGCTAGATGACGAGAAGAACTACTGGCGAGGGCTTCCATCAAAAAACTCATGGGGAAACCCAGCCATGATTGGCGACTACTCCGTATCTTTTAACAGAAACGGTGCGTCATTCGCGGTATACACCACAACTTTCGGGCATGACTGCGTTACGTATGGCGTGGCATCTATTGCCGGTGGTGCTGGTTCTGCTACTGGCGACCCAGATCAAATTACCTCACCAAATGCTGAAGGGTACTGCTCTTTTGCATTTGGGAAAAATGTCATTGCTCTTGGCGCAAAATCTGCCGCATTCTGTGAAGAAACGGAAGCGCTTTCAAGGGCGGCTTTTACAACAGGTTATTTTACGCAAGCCAGACCGGGATACACTACAGACCCCGGCGGGGTTGCAAGTGATGGCATTGGTGCGGCGGCCATTGGATATCGAACTCGCGCGGCAGGAGATGGCTCTTTTGCTGTAGGTAAGAATATTCAGGCTTATGGTGGTTCGATTGCGATAGGGAGCGGCACTAATGACGATAAGCCAGCAATCAATCCACATAAAGACTCAGTGATGCTTTTTGCAGAATCGCTTATTCCAGGTATTGCCGTCGTCCCTGGTGGTGGTTCGCTGACGCGTGTAGGGGTGCACACAAAATATCCTAAAGAAATTTTGGAAGTAGTTTTAGAGGATGGTGGTCGCGCAGCTATCAGAATACCAGGGGTAGGAACTGGAATGATCTTGCTACAAGGGACAGATCACAACGGCAATGCACTTCCTATTGCGTCACTTGAATGGATAAGCGGAAACGGAGGTAGTGCTGTTGGTTCGTTGAAAATAAACATGAACAACGACGCACCATGCATTGAATTTCTGGAAGATGGCAAGGTGGTTTTGAAGAACGTAAAAACGCTTGAGGAGATAAACGGCGCCCCCGCGGGCACCATTTATAAGGATGCTTCAAACTTCCTTAAAATTGTTGTTTAAGATAAGTCATCACCAAGGAAGGCGGTTAACAATGCCTCCGTTATAACCCTGTCCTCCATATCTGCAGGGTTATAGCGCCATTCCAAGTGAATGAGGACGCTGATACTTATCGGCAAGTTTTAGGAGTGATCACATACATCATCAACGATGCTCGTTATGGTGAGTTTGATGACTACCCGCTGAAGTGAAAATTGTGTTGTGTACCAAATTGCGTACCAAACTAAAATCACAAATCATGAAACCCTTGTTCATGGCGGTTCTCAGGGGTGTTGCGCGTAATCGTGAAACAAAAAGGTAGATTGTTGCTTACCGTCATTCATCATTAGGTTAAATCCGTTATTTCTGCTGTCTGCCAGAGTATCAAATATCACCGTGCTAATCAGCTTTAGCGCCACAATTTGGCAGCGAGTGGCAACAGATCATGTCAGATAAAAATGAGAGGGTAGTCACATTTTCTTGCACTTTATTCCAGCCAGTTCATAAGTATTTCCGTAAAAAGAACAGCTATTTGAAACTCCTGAGGGTTTGCTGTTGAAACGCCGTCTTATTATTGCTGCTTCTTTGTTCGTTTTTAACTTATCGTCTGGTTTTGCGGCGGAAAACATTCCTTTTTTACCTCAGCCTCCAGAGATTCATGCCGGGTCCTGGGTATTGATGGATTACACCACCGGTCAGATCCTCACCGCGGGTAATGAGCATCAACAGCGCAATCCCGCCAGCCTGACAAAGCTGATGACGGGTTATGTCGTGGATCGCGCTATCGATAGTCATCGCATTACGCCAGACGATATTGTCACCGTGGGGCGCGATGCGTGGGCGAAAGATAATCCGGTGTTTGTCGGTTCTTCACTGATGTTTTTGAAAGAGGGCGATCGCGTATCGGTACGTGATTTAAGCCGTGGTTTAATTGTGGATTCCGGAAATGACGCTTGTGTTGCTCTGGCTGACTATATTGCCGGTGGGCAACGGCAGTTTGTTGAAATGATGAACAACTATGCCGAGAAGCTGCATCTCAAGGATACGCATTTTGAAACAGTGCATGGTCTGGATGCACCTGGCCAGCATAGCTCGGCTTATGATTTAGCTGTGCTTTCTCGCGCTATCATCCACGGCGAGCCCGAGTTTTATCATATGTACAGTGAGAAAAGTCTCACCTGGAACGGTATCACCCAGCAAAACCGTAACGGGTTGTTGTGGGATAAAACCATGAATGTTGACGGCCTGAAAACGGGTCATACTTCTGGTGCCGGGTTTAATCTCATTGCTTCGGCTGTAGATGGGCAGCGTCGTCTCATTGCAGTGGTAATGGGGGCTGACAGTGCAAAAGGTCGTGAGGAAGAGGCAAGAAAATTACTGCGTTGGGGGCAACAAAACTTTACTACGGTGCAAATTTTGCACCGTGGGAAAAAGGTCGGAACGGAACGCATCTGGTATGGCGATAAAGAAAATATCGACCTGGGAACGGAACAAGAGTTCTGGATGGTGCTACCGAAAGCCGAAATTCCACATATCAAAGCCAAATATACCCTTGATGGTAAAGAGCTCACCGCGCCAATTAGCGCCCATCAGCGGGTAGGGGAAATTGAACTTTACGACCGTGATAAACAGGTGGCGCACTGGCCGCTGGTTACCCTGGAATCTGTCGGGGAAGGCGGCATGTTTTCCCGCCTGAGTGATTATTTCCACCATAAGGCCTGA